CCACTTGTGGTTACCGATTTGGTTACCTTGGCTTTGGTGGCGGCTCTGACTTGCTCAGTCAGGTCGCGCTGCCAACCTTCTTTGTTTGCTCTTTTGAGGATAGTGGCATGATTAACCCCATGCTTTTCACCAATCGCTCTTACTGACATCAAACCAGCCCGGTAAGCCGATTCGATGGCCTCCCAATCTGGTGCTGCCATAATTATTCCTATTCGCTGTAACGAGTAACGCTGATTGTCATCTCACCTGAACGAGACCGGGCCCATATGGTTAAACCGCTTCCGGCAACCAGCTCCTTATCCTGCTCATTACAGGGGGCTCCGCGGACTGGCTTAGTTGGTGAGTCAGCCCACAACATGCCTGCACCCAAAGTCTTTACCTGAATGTATACGCCTTGGGTGCCGTCAGTAATCTGCACGAATTCATCGTCATCCAGGGTTATTGATTCTGTAGCCATGTTATTTCCTCATCTCAATCCGTTGAATGTAGCGTTCGCCCCAGTTATTGGTTGCAGGGGGCAGCTTGAATGTATCGCCGGTTATCTGATGCGTGTCGCTTGTGCCGTCGCTAAAATGAATCAGCAGCGAAGAGAAACCAGCGGTTTGCACTGTCACGGATGAAGCAGCTCGTTTACCCTGCGCACCTGCAGCAGAGATAATCGGTGATGTTGCCAGCGTGCCTGCTTCAATTTGTGGATAAGCAGCACTGAACCCCGCAGCTGTATCAGCGATTACCACTGGCACAGAGTCATCCGTCACGGATGTGGGCGATGTCAATAACCCGTTATTAGCTCCGAAGTACGGGAATGCAGCTCGGAATATAAACGTCTCATCCGACACGATTGCTGTTGAAGCAGAAACGTAGCCGCTTCCTACATAACCAACCTGCCGGTTGTTGATTCCGATGTTTTGAAATGTATTACCCAAGAAGCCGGCACGAAACGCCAGATTATTGCGCCCCCTGTGCATGAGCATCAGAGAGTAAGTAATATTCCCTGACAGAGCGCCTGACGTCCGAAATTGAGTCCGGTGAAATACAGATCCGGAACCAGACTCACGATATTCTGTAAATCCGTCAGAACCAGGCAGGCTGGTCATATTCTCCAGCATGATAGAGCCAAACAGGTTTGTTGCCGCTGGTTCTGGCTCATGCCGTCCAACCGCTACGCCATTCACATATTCAATCGGCCATTCATTCTCTGCTGAGGTGCTGAGCTTTTCGTCAGAACCGAGATAGCTGTGGGCGGGACCGGTATAAGTCAGGCGGCTATCAAGCTGAGTGGTAGTGAGGTCGATTACCACATTCTGCGAACCTGCCTTCACCCTGCCGATTGTTACTGCACCCGGCGTCCAGATGCCTCGACGCTTACCCCCAATCATTGGGGTATTGGGGATAGTTATCATATTCGTTTCCATTAAACCGATGTCGCGCTGCTTCACAGCAGTGCTAACCGTAGACACAGGAGTGATGATGGCAGTCATCATCATGCCCGCTTACTGAAACGGGCATTGTGATAAAAGCCGTTGTGAAAGAGGCTCTCCGCTTCATACCCGTGATTCCGGGTATGTAAACTAAGCCGCCTTTCCTTCCATCAGCGAAACCATATCAGGGTCCATCTGCTCGATAATGCGTTTGCGGGCATTGTTGAGCAGAGCTTTGCGACCGCCGCGACCCCATCTGTTCATGGTTCGAGCGCATCCGCTTACTTGTTCGGTTTCCGTTGCGATCAGCAGGTCGAGACGGTTTAGCTGGTTCATATGGCTAATGCCATTCAATACAGCTTCGCGAAAAGTTTCGTATACCCTTATTTCGAACTGCGGGCTTAGCCATGCGGCATAACGTATCGCCACCAACTCTAGTCCCCACACCCCTTGCTGCAGTCCACCTTTGATGATTTGTACCGAAGCGCATTTTTGTGCTTCGGTCAAAGCCTGAGCAAACCGTTTAATCTGGGCGCTGCGCATAAAGAGGCTTGGCCTCTGGGAATCATTTGCCTCGCCCTTTAATACTGCGGCTGCGTGCAGGTCATTCAAGTTGTATCGCCCTTCGCTGTCTACGCGAACAGATACGCCATTTACGATCACTGTTGGATATGTCATATCGGTAGTTACCTTATAGAAACGAGCCTTGTTGCCCAGAAACGCCAGCGCATAGAGACGGCTACCGGCCTAAACCAGCGTTTCTCCAAGGCTTGTTTCTGTAAGACTCTATGCTTTTGAATGCGCCGGGCATGGCGCGAGGGTTTACTGCGGACATAAAAAAGCCCCGCGTAGCGAGGCTAATGTTGCTCTGTTACTGAAGGTGAATCTTCTTGGGGGTTGTCATTGCTCACTCAAATGCTGTTTCAGCAGGTAGCCTTCCAGCATCCACACTTTGTTAATCGCGTTTTCACGAGCTATCTTGCGCCCGATCTCCGCGTCAAAATTTTCAGGGCTGGCGCAGGCGCTTTCGCCGGTGACGGTGAAGCCATTTTTAAGCACCAGAACGCAAAAGGTCAGAAGCTTTAGTTCGCCGTGGTAGCCGGTAAGGCGAGTTAACTCATCCTGCTTATGGATATTTCCATTCACGCCATTTTCAGCCGAGAAGTAATACTCCCCGGTGATGAGTGACTGGATATGCTCTGGCGTAACTCGCGGCGCAGTTTTGCCCTTGGCTTCGATCTCTTTTTCAATTTGCTGGTCGTTCATAATTAGTGACCTCTTTGGGTACAAAAAAGCCCGACCGAAGTCAGGCTGGATGATGAAAGCCGTTGTGAAAGAGGCTCTCTTTAAAGAGGATTTTTCTCCTCTTTTACGCGGCTAAATGATGCTGCTCTTCAATCAGCGGCTGGCGGTGATTACGTTCGAACATACCTTTCAGCACTTCTTTTCGCTGCTCAAAGTCCCATCCCATACTGATGAATACCGTATTGGCGCGTTGCAGTTCAGTGATGCAGTGAATCTGCTCAGGCGTCAGGTAGTCACGAATTGACGCTTTTTTATCAATCTCATGATGAACGCGGAATTTAGCCGCAGTCATTCCCAGAGCTAGTCGGTTGATGAGGTCTGCTTCATTACTGAAATGATGCGGCGCTATCTGCTTCCCCTGAGCTTCGCGCTCATGCTTGATAGCTTCGGTCATCGGCTTATATTCCAGCCGGGCAGTATCACGGTA